GCCCGTTAGGGTCATAACCGTTCCTAAGACGCAGAAGACCCCTCGAATCATTGCTATTGAGCCGACCTGCATGCAGTATATGCAGCAGGCGCTCCTTGAGCCTTTGATCGAGCTCATTGAGAGTGATGATGTTCTTCACTCTCTTTTGGGGTTTTCAGACCAAGTCCCTAACCAGGACTTGGCGAGAATCTCCTCAAAAGACGGATCTCTTGCAACGCTAGACCTTAGCGAGGCATCGGATCGGGTCTCAAATCAGCTAGTTCGGCGTATGCTTAGCGACCATCCCTTCTTGCTTAAAGGGGTGGAAGCCACGCGAAGCCGATCGGCTAATGTGCCTGGTCATGGCGTTATACGCCTGGCCAAGTTCGCGTCGATGGGTTCAGCTCTTTGTTTCCCTATCGAGGCCATGGTTTTTGTGACCATGATATTCCTCGGTATAGAGAAGGAGCTCAACACGCGCTTTACCAGAAGATCTCAGTTTAAGAGATTTTCTGGCCGGGTGCGCGTCTATGGGGATGATTTGATCGTCCCCACGGACTATGTGGAAAGCGTGATCCATTCCCTCGAGCACTACGGTGCTAAAGTGGGAATGTCCAAGTCCTTCTGGATCGGTCGATTCAGAGAGTCTTGTGGCAAGGAGTATTACGACGGAGTTGACGTGTCGATTGTCAAGTTCCGTCGACTACTACCTGCATCACGCTCAGACGGACCGGGAGTTATGTCACTCGTTTCTCTTCGTAATCAGCTTTACCTTGCTGGTTGCTGGGAAACGGTTTCATACCTTGATTCCAAGATCAGGAAGATACTTAAGTATTTTCCTGTAGTCGAGGAATCTAGCCCGGTGCTTGGCCGTACCTCCTTTTTGGGTTATAAACCTGAGAGGATGTGCGCACAGTTGCATCGCCCTCTGGTTAGGGGTTATGTGACTAGATCCATCATTCCAAAGAATTCTCTTCGGGATGATGGTGCCTTGCTCAAGTTTTTCCTTAAGCGCGGCAGACAGCCATCTGTCGACAGGAATCACTTGGAACGTTCTGGACGTCCTCAAGCCGTCAACATCAAGCTGAGGTGGGCCCCTCCTTACTAACTAGTCTGGAGGGCTAGGGCTGAAAAGCCCAGGGGAGATACCCAACACAGTTTTAGTGTCTGTGTTGACAAGGGTATTCATCCATAGCGGATAGTTCAAC